GCCATAAAGTTCATTTGGCCCAAAAGAGTTCCAATTAGGAAATTCAGGAGAACTTGATGATCCTGTACCAATAAAATGATCTTGATAAGTTCTTGATGTATCTACATTGACGAATAAGAATCCTTGATCTGCAAACGCATTTGTTTTTGTAACTACTGTTGGAACAGAAGGTTGACTTTCAAAGATACTATTTACATTTTTTCTAAGAATATAATCTGGTGGCTGGTTAACACTTGAAGTAATACTGACTGGCTGTCCTGTGTTATTAGCAGAATCAATGGCAGCGATCCAATAAGTGTAAGTTCCAGCAATTGTTTCAAAAACAGTCGTAAACAATCCCTGTTTAGTACCAATATCTTTACCCCGACTATTGAAATGAGCGACAGTATCTAAAGGTAAGCTGGGACTCGTTTGACGTTTAATGTTGTAATAAAGAATGGGAAGAATAGATTCAGCAGCAGACCAGTTAAGCAACACATTGTTATCAATAACTTCTTGAGAGAACGATCCAACAGCAGCAGGAGGAGTGACAGTTGCATCTATAGATGTTTCTGTTCCATAATTTCCATTAATATCTTTCGCTACAACCCAAAAGTATTGAGTTCCATTCCAATCAACCTGTGTTGTTGCAGATAAACTTTTTATTGTTGAAATAACAGTTGCACTAGCAAAAACATTTCCCCTTTTAATTTCATATTCTTCAATATTTAAACTTCCTTTTGCTGCGGCAGTCCAAGTAAGTTCTAGTTCACTTTTTAAAAGAGCGTTACCTGCTGTTCCTTTAAAAGTGGCCTCAAGGTTTGAAACTGCATTTGGAATAGTAAACGAAATATCGAAATATTCTTCAGCTCCTGTATTTCCTTGAGCGTCAATTGATCGAATCCAAAATCTTTTAGCTGTATTCCAAGTCACTACAAAGGAAAAAGTTGTTCCTTGTATTTGTTGATTACCAGTGGCTTCTCCAAAAGAAGTAACAGATTGCGCACTGTGAGCTACTTGATAAGCAACAGTCGGAGTACCACCATGTCTTTCACTCCAATTAAGTTCGGCAAATGTTCCACTATCGTAATTAACAGTTAATCCATAGTTAGATGCCTGTGTATTTTGAAGCGTTACACTATTCGCTACGCTAAAATTCCCTGCTATATCAACAGCTCTTACATAAAAAGTTTGCGCTCCAGTCCAATCAACTTCTCTTGTGTAAAGGGTCGTATCTAACTCTTCAAGGACTGTTGCAAATGTAGGACTTTTAGAAACTTGATAATAATCAATAGCGTATCTTGCTGTTGTAGAAACTTGTGACCAAGTAATAACAACATTATTCCCTTCAATTGTTGCAAAAGCAGTAGGAGTGACAGGAGCAAGAATCGCTATTGAAACGGAAGCAGCATTTAAGCTATATCTATCTTCACTGTCATAAGCTTTGACATAATAAGATCGTGAACCTGGAGGGGTGTAACCAAGCTTATAACTATTAGCTGTAACTCTTGCTATTAAATTCTCACTTGCAACAGGAGAAACAAAATTATAATAATCATTATTATCTAATCCCCATTCAGCATCTGTTGTTCTTATTTCATACCCAACAACATCTAAATCATCAAAGAAAGGATAGTTAGCAACTAACTTATCCCAATGAAGAATAAATCCAAGTCTTGAATCTAATGTATAGGCAAAGTTAGTAACATCACTTGGAACTCGTGTTTTACCAGCAGCGTTAACACTTCCAGTTAAAGCAGTTGTAGATGGTATTCCTGCTGCATTTAAACTGAATATTTTTACTTCGTATGTACCAGAAGTAATATCTAAAATTTCATCATCTGGCCCTTGCTGTCTATGTACTTTCCACGTTCCATTATCTTTTCTGGTTCTTACCTCGTATTCATTAACACCTAAAACAGCATCCCAAGAGAATACAATTTTAGCTCTAATCTCATTTCCTTTCTTGTATAGCTGTTGGAATATTCTTAGATTGACAGGTGCAGCAGGGATTTCATTTAAATTACTAAAATCTCTTACCGTTAAAGCAATCCCTGATTCAACATTTGCATATTTTGAACTGTTATAAGAAAGAGCATTAATAGCGTAAACATTGCCATCTTCTTCCGTAACAGAAATAACTCTCCATTGGGTCGTTTCTATGTTCTGAGCTGATGTTCCTCCTGTGGTTTCTAATATCCAAAGACCATTAACATTAGGTGCATCTGTAAAATCAGTTTCAACAGTAATAATCGAACCACTAATATTACTAACTGGTCTGGACTCAACTTCTCCATTGGATCGAACAATATGCAGTGTTCTTGTATAACCAATTGAACTGCCTTGAGGAAGATCAGTATCTACTCCATTTGTTCCATCTACCGTAATATCAGAAACTGTTGCAGCTTTAATTCTGCCTCCTCTTCTAAAGCCACTTTTAACAGGATCAGCAATATCTATAACTTGACCTGGCCTACAAATAACTCCTGAATCAATACTGGTTGCAAACGTGACGGTTTCAGTTTCTTGAGTCTCCGAGTAGAGCATCCATTTTCCAACCCGATGAGCTTGACCTCTACTGGTACAAGCAAAAGCTTCTACGTTCTTAACGATTTTCCCGTACTTGTTTTCTGCCACAGTATCTACGACTTCTTCATACGCATAATTTCTAAGGTTCATATCAAAATATTTCACTACAACCGTTGTTGATCTTGTCTTTTGACTGCTGCCTTGATAAACAAAACCTTCTGGAGTTACGTTTGCAAGAGTAAATAAACAAGAACTAGAAGCAACTGGCTTATCTTGAGAAAGAGCTAAACTTCCTGCGCTCCAGTAACTCATTGCTCTGAAAACAGAAGTCATTGAGTTGATTAAATTAAAAGCTTCAGCTCTGCTTCTTATACAAACATTGCATGAAAATCTAGCTTCTTGTCCTGAACCTCCAAATCCATCTGAAACTAATTCATTTGCATATTTTGAAGCAGCATAAAAATCAAATTTACTAAGTTGACTTTCACTAATATGATCTCCAAGACCGTAACGACCAGATGTCAATAAATCGTAAAGTGCAAAAGCAGGACAACTATTCCAAGTAGCTTCTGAAAACGTACCATTCCAAGCAGTACCGTCATAAATCAAACGTCCAGTTGCACTGTCAACAGTACAATTATTAGGTATTTTTGTTTTAATTCCTCGGACAATATAAGATCTCTGAGGAATACTGCTGAATTGTTCTGCGTTAATACGAAGAGCAACTAACGCAGAATCAGGATAAGTATTATTGGTGTAAGTTATGACAACATAACTATCAAACCAAGTTGAATTTTGAAGCTTGGCATCTCCTGAATTATCAGTTTCTCTTAAAATCCTTATTTCTACTCCAGTATTAAAACTGCTAGGTAAAGTTATTAAATAAGATTTTTTATATTGATCACCTGTTCTTCCTGTTACTGTTTCTGATATTTTATCAACAAAGCCACCTCCATCTGTTTGCATCTGTATCTTGAAAGATACTGACGTTCCAACAATATCTCCATCATCTTCTATTTGTTGAAGAGCTGGAATCCTAACAAGAACCCTGACTGCATCATGCGAATCAGAAGTTGAAACTGTTCTTGTTACACCTATGTTTGGGTTGCCTGGAGTTCCATCTCCTGTTTTTGTTACCTCAGTATTAACAGAAACAGTATTAGAAGCTTCATCAAATCCATTGATTTTAGTTTGAGGATTATGACCTTCTCTTTTTTCTACAGTTACATTTTCAAAGTTATACGTTCCATCAGAGTTTTGTAATGGGGTGTTATCTAAATAAATAGATTTATCTCCATCTTTTAATCCTTCAATTGGCCCTTCAGATATTAAATCTAAAACTTTCGCATAACTTTTACTTTCTAAAGAGTCAGGAGCTGTTGTTGGAGTTTTATTACCTCCTCTATCTCCTTTACCTCCACCACCACCAGAACCAATAATTTGAGTCATACTTCCACCTGGTTGACATCAACGGAACTTGATATGGTCGTAGACCCTGTTAGAACCTCTCCATAGCATACAGGGACTGGAGTGCCAGGTCTTGCAGAATTGACAATCCCACTAAAATAAAACGAATTTTGTACGTCTTCTTCAAATTCTGGAGTCTTAGGAGTTGGAGTTAACAAGTCAGAAACTCCACCTAAAACCAGTGCAGCTCCTAAGTAAACAGCAGCTTTAGCCCAAATACCAGTAAAAGCAAGACCTGTAACAGCAGGATTAAGCATTACATAATTAGCGTAAGTAAGACTTGCTCCACCAGTAGCAAAAGCCAATCCAACTAACGCTGCACCTGCTATTACTTTCCCCCATCCACCTCCAGCTCCAACAACACAAGGAACAATTTTTATGTCATCTGCTCCTGCTGGATAATGCAATTCTTCAGGATCTAAATCCATTCCAGCAACTTGAACCCTGTAATATTGATCGTACATGTGCTTTTCTAGTTCAGGCCAATTAACAATCAGAAACTGAACAGCTTCTGCTGCACTAGAAACATCTGCTTTCAAAACTCTTTTGCCTAGAAACTTGGCTAAAGGCCCATACAGTTTAATTTTTCTAAGCATTGCGTAAAGTTATTCTCCTACCTATACATTTTATCAACCATTCGTTAAGAAGATCACGACTGCTCAATCTTCCTTGTAAATGATGGAGTAATTCTTGCTCCCCTACATAAACTCCTATGTGATTTAATCCCTTTCCTCGGATATTCATTAATAAACAATCTCCTTCTTCCAATGGTTCGTCTTGTTCCATTTCTCTAAATCCTGTGTCTTTCCAACACCCATCAAACATTGGATTTAATCTGAAATCTTCTGGATTAATAGGTCTATCCCAATCTCTTAAATCAAAACCTCTTTCTCTTTGATAATCTCTTACTAACGTCCAGCAATCAGTAACGCCCCAAACCCACGGTCTTCCTAGTAGTCCTGCTTTGTATCCAGAAGGTTCAAAATAATGCCATTGTTCTGTCTTTGGATTAACAATATGCCAAGGTAATTTACTAGCTTCACACGAAATAAGATCTGCCTGACTAGGGGTTGGTGGAGTTTGAGGATGAGAATGAACAACCGCTAAAATTTCTCCAGCATCTTCAGCTTTTGCGTAATCTGTCGGATCAAGAATAAATTGATCGTATCTGCTATCCGCTAAATTTTTACAAGGCCAATAATGTTCTTTCCCCTTTAATACAACTAATAAACCACAAGCTTCTATTGGATCAGCTTCTTTAGCTGCTGCTAACGCATCGACTTTCCATTTATCCATTATGGAATGTTCCAATACCAGGAAATTGAGCAGGTAAGCATTGTCTTTTAGGTAAACGAACACCTGCAAGATCTAAAGCACTTGCTAATTCAAATTCACAGACGTTTCTATTCTCGGCTGATTTTCTATCTACAAAATAAATTTCTTGCGGTAACTCATAAGAGTCATCAGGAACTCCATGTGGGTTAATTGCATTTTCCATTCTTAACGTACTACCGTCTTCACCTGTAATACCGTATTCATTTGAATCTTCCGTTACCAAGAAGCCATGAGAACCAAAGTTAACAGTATCAACAAAACGCTCCAAAGTTCTTATCCTGACTACCTTTGCTCCTGTTAAATCGTTACCAGCAGTTGTTTGATTGACTTGATTTAAAATAGATGTAATCGTTCCAAATAAATTACTAACCCTTAAAGTTGGTCGAGGTAAAGTTCCTGTCTGTCCTGCTTTGTATTCAAATCCCTCTGCTTCTATTGGTAATCGTAAATAAGCTTGTCCTCCAAAAATAATATCGGCAGCATCGTTTGTGCTAGAACCATTATGAAAATAATGAATATCACTAGAACCATGCAATGTACTGTTCAAATGCAATTGAAATAATTCAATAATTGCAGTTGGATTAACTGCTTGTAATTGTGAAACAGGTACTGTCATTAAGGTTCAAATACCTCTTGAAATGTTGCTGTAATCGTAGCTCTATTCAAGTAAGTAATTGTTTTTGTCCAGCTAGAACAAATCCATTTTCGTACAGTAGGGTTATCTAAAGGAGTCCAATCAAAGCTTGCAGAATCATTAGCTCGTGCATCTAAAAACTCAGTAATTGTATCTGCATCTGTCTCAGATACTTTCCAAGTTAATCTCCAAACTTTAGGGTTTAGATTTTTTGACATGCCTACTAATAATCTCTGCTGATAACCATCCCCAAATTGAACGGTGGTTGTCATTGGAGAACTTTGCTGACTTGCTCCGTATGTCGGAGTGATCGCAGGAAATGTTGCCATTATCTACCAGCTAAAAGCCCTCCAGGTCGTTTTTCTTTGATCAATTCAGCTTGAATTGCTGCCCCTAGCATACGTCCTAATTCAGCAGCTTGCCCTTGATTCCCCTCAACTTCTGATCCAGAAGCATCAACATTGACCACAATATTTGCTCCTCCCATTTCGTGATTAGGAACAACATTACCGCTAGAACCTGGAACGAATAATTCTGGGCCTTTTTCTCCAACAATGTAAGGTGATCCTCCTTTTACTGGGCCACCTTTGGCTCTCATCGGGAATAACCCTGGCATGAAATTATTTAATATAGAATTAACACCTACCTGTAAAA